AAGTCGGCTCGACAATCACGGCCACACTCGGAACCACCACGCCCACAGGCGCAGCAATCGGCATGTACCCAGTGCCAAACAACTACTTCGACGGCCTGCACAACATCCTCATCATCGGGAAACTGCCCAGCACCATTACCGAAGCTGAAGCGGATCATTTGGTGACGGTGCTGTCGCAATATGCGAATCTCTACACGAGGGCATGGTAATGACTAATATCATTTGCATCGTGCCTGCCGCGCTGATGCCGATACCTGCACTGATCGGCAAAGCCATCGACACCGATACTGGCGGGGACTTGTCATTCAGTATCAAGGCGCAGGATCAGTCGGGAACGCAATACCTCATCTCTGATGCGGTATCCGGTGACACCTTTGCATCTCAGGCAGCTTTTCTTGCTACTTCGCCAATGGCACTATTTGACTATTGCAACAACGAGCTTGCAATCAGATTTCCAGAGCATGAACAAATCACGATGCAACAGGCCGAGGAATTTTGTGCCGCTGCAAAAGTGTTTACCGGAGTTTCCCTCTCCGAAGTACTGAAGCAGGCCAACTTGACGCGCACAGTTCAGGAGGTTGAGCCATGAAGAGAGCCATCGCGGTGCTGGTGTTGCCGCTTTTAGCTGGCTGCAGGATGCTCGGTGGGGGCGATTATACCGCCTACAAGGAGGCCCAGCTTCGCCAGGCCGAACTGGCCGCGAAGGGAAAGCCCCCGCTGGAAATGTCCTACACTGACAGCGGGGGCAAACCCGTTTCCATGGTCATCAACCTGCCGAAACAGCCGGTGAAGATCGAGCAGCAGCGGGCCAATGATTACGGCGGGGAACGACCTGAGCATGAGCGGGTCCATGAACCACGTCACGGCGACATCCCTGGGCGACGGCGCGTCAACGGCGACGCATCAGCCATACGAGGTCCGCCCCGAAGTGATCGAGGTCGAGAAGGTCACGACCACCACGACGAACACCACTACTACGGCGGTGCCGTGATGCACGACAACAACGAACTGTTCAGACGTATCCAGATGATGCTTGTCTACACCATCGGGGCGGCGATCCTGCTGGTGCTGTTCGGCTGCGCCGATCCGCAGACCGAGGCGCGAACGATCCCCGCACCCTGGGGCGCTGTGGACTTTTGTCAGCGTCATCCTGAATCCGTCTGGTGCCAGGGGAGGTAGAAATGCTAAATTACCAAACAACGTGTCGTCATCTGGGGCAAGTGCATCAAAATCTGTATAAAGTCTTTCGATGGACAGAAGATGCTGTAGTTTGGGATGTTCCAGAACACTGGGGGCTCCCGGTTGAACGTGATAAATTTCTATTGGATGACTGTGATGGCTTTGCCTTTGCGGTCTTGCGTGATTGGCAGGCAGAGGGATTCCCAGTAGAAAGCATGTATCCTGTTGTTTGCGCCGTGCAACGGCTTCCTTACGATCATGCGTGTGCCGCAATCGAAACGGACAGAGGATTACTCATCAGTGAATGTAACTCTCCTCGCGTGATGCTAATAAGTGCCTTGCCCTACCGCCACTGGCATCGTCCCGGAGACGGGGGCAGAGCGCCGATCAATCAGCCGTGGGAGAAAATCTGATGGCTGGCTGGCTGCGGGAGCATCTCATCAAGCCCCTGGAACGGTCGCCCGAATGGGGGGCCGTTCGGGCTAAGCATTTGGAACGGCAACCAGCCTGCCAGAACTGCGGACGAAAGGGTTTGATGGCCGGCCTTCAGGTGCACCATATAGTGCCCTTCCACGTCCAGCCCGACCTGGAGCTGGAACCCAGCAACCTCATCACCCTGTGCAGTAACCGCGAATGCCACATGGAGAAGGGTCATGCCGGGGATTTTCGGTCCTGGAATCCGCTGGTTATCGAGGATTGCCGGTACTGGTCGGGCAAGCGCCGTTCCCGGCCGTACAGGAGGGGGCGATGATTGACCAGGCGGAACGCATCGAGGCCTGCGACGACGAGCAATGCCGCTGGAAATGCCGCTGCGCTCGCGGGATCATCTGGCAGAATACCCCGCCCGGCGTCGAGGTACCAATGCACCGGGGCATCGGCGGGCCGCAATGCAGCGACTACATTGACGCATCAGTGCTGGAGGTGGAAGGATGATGGACAAGCCGCAGACCCGCACGGAGCTTTATGTTGCCATCGCAATGCTGCTCATGCCAGAGCTGCGCGGCTACCTGGACGATGCCTCGACCCAGGACATCATCGACACCATCCGCCGTGCGCACGGCAGCGAGTGGGGCTACATCGCCGGGGCGATCTACATTGCGGGCCGTGCCGCGCTGAAGATCGTAGACAGGTGGCGGCAATGACCGGACGGTTCCCGCAGTGCTGCAAGTTCGTCGTCCATCAGCTTGAGGGCGGGCCCCAGGTCATCACTGATTCCGGGGGCCTCACAAAATATGGCATCTCGCAGCGAGCCTTCCCCGATCTGGACATCGCGACGCTGGAATACGAGGACGTCGAGCGCCTGTACCTGGAGCGGTATTGGATACCGATGGGCTGCGACATCCTGCCGGAGAAATGGGACTTGGCTGTCTTCGATTGCGCCGTGAACCAGGGATGCGGCGCGGCCACCCGGCTGATGCAGGAGGCCCTGGGGGCCGAAGTCGATGGCGAGATTGGCCCCGTGACCCGCGAAGCCATGCGCCGGGCAAGCCTGCGTGTGCTCCCCCTGTTCCTGGTGTTGCGCCTGGGCCGGTATCAGCAGACGAAAGGGTATGAAAAATACGGTCGGGGCTGGGTCAACCGGCTGAAAAAACTCAGCCGGGAGATTGCTGGCCATGGCCCCGTTTGATGCACGGAACGAAATTGAGCGGCTGCGGTACGAAATGATAGATAAATTGTCCGCCCAGGACGTGCGGATCGAGCGCAGCCTGAACGAAGCCACAGAATGCGTTGTCGAGGCCAAGGACGCGGCCCGGCTGTCTTCAGAAGCGAGTAAGCAATCCATCGAAGCACAGACGAAAGCCAAGGAAGCTGCAGACAGGTCAATAGAGCTGCTCATCCGATTTGAAAAAGCCATGGCGGAGCAGACAGAACGGATGCGGCAGGGGGCGGAAGAGTTCAGGCAGATGCGTGAATGGATGCGGGAGAAGTCGAAAGAATGCGCTGGGCATGTTGAGGGGGCTGTGATGGACAGTGCGACGCTTCCGCCCCCGAAGCGGGATAGAGCGGCCCGCCGTGGCAAGCGTTCCAGCTTCCGCTGGCAACACTGCACTGAATGCGGACATGAAGGTATCGGCCTCGCCGTGCTGCATCTGCAAGACTGCTTCCCGTGCCCGGTCTGCAAACACTCTACGGTGCGCCGCTATGGCTCGCCTAACAGCCCAATAGCCGTCAAAACGCATAGCAGGTGACATAGCAGGTAGAAAACCATGTCTCAATGGCTTGGATGTTGAGGAGGTTGTGATGGATACGATTCAACAGCTGATTGACGGTGTGACTCTCATCGCTGTTCGCGGGCGCGAACTGCCGCACATACCGCTGGGTGAGTTTCCCCCCTGTTGCGGAGCCGGGCGGGGACTCCAGGAATGGCTTGTCCCCGACACGATATGGGGCCTTCGCATCAGCGCGGCCTGCCAAGTGCATGACGATATGTTCGAGTTGGGTGATGCGTCGTGGGATGGTTTTCACCAGGCCAACGGGGTATTTATCCGTAATATATTCGCCATCATAGAGGCGAAGAGCAGCAATGCGTTCATGCGGGCGGTACGCAGACACAGGGCACTGTTATACCTCGATGCCGTGGATACGATGGGCGCAAAAATTTATTGGAATCTAAAGAAAAAGCAGGGGTATAGCGGTGGTCATTGAGCTGATCTACAACGCCGACCTATGCACGGGCTGCGACGCCTGCCAAGTGATCTTCCCCGGTCTGATCGACCTGGCAGACGAAGACGGGCGCATCTTCATTGACGCAATCGGCGTGGTCTTCTTGCAGGTGGGCCGCGCGGCGTTCTCCTGCAAGTCCGGGGCGTTGAGGGTGGGTGCGCCATAGCTTTCGAGTTCGCGTCTGTATATCCCATCGCCACAGCCGTTCCGTTGGGAGCTATGTATTTTCGCTTATTGCGCTGTTATGCTTCTATTTTCGGCATAAGAAATTCCCATGCCATCCTGTATCCCGCCTCAAAAAGGCGTTCCTCTTCACGAGTCCGATCAAGATGCGGCCGCGCTTCAAAAAACTTATCCATAGCATCGTTGCGAGCATGCTCAAATTCAGAGACACGAATTTCATATTCTTTGTAAGACATAGCCAGTCCCTCCAGCGGACCCCGCGAAACGTCCGCATTTTTATTCAAGCTCAACGGCGCTGGTCCGCTGAGTTCGGCGTTATGCCTCACCCCGTAATCTCTTGCAGCGCCTTGTACGCCCTCAGCATCGCCACCACGTCTCCGCTCATCACGGCAGCGTCGGCGGGGCGCAAGTCCTGCTCGATCATGGCCGCGCCGAACACTCCAGCCGGCCCAATCTCCTTGTAGTGTCCAAGCGCTTCACGCACTCGGGCTATTTCCTTCGGTAGCGCGTCTGCCAGTGTTTCCATGTCACTCTCCTTTGTTGTCGCCGGCATAACCCGGCAGTCGAGCGCTACCATCCGGCGATAAGGCCGCCTCCGGGCCGCTCACTTCTGCGTTGGGCCTCCGGTTTGCACCCGATCTGCCGCCCCTGTCCGTCGAGGCGGGGCGTAATTCCGCCGCCCGGCACGCGCAGGTATTGGCAGCCGGTAAGCGCATCCGTCATCGGCTCCATGCCGCTGCGTCCGCCTCCCCATGCTCTCATGTCAGTGTCGTCGCGCCCAACCGGCGTTTTGCCGATGGCCCATACAAGCACAATCGCAATCACAAGCCACTTGCCTGTCCAGCGCGTCCAGTCTTTCAGCGTTTCAAGTTCCATTGTTCTCTCCTTCAAAAGTCGGCGTCGGTTAGCCGGGGCGTTAGTCAACCTCCGGCGGGGGAGGCAGCGGCATCCAATGGGTCGGAGGTTTATCGCGGCTGACTGTAGTCCTGTTATGGTCATCATCGCGTTTCCAGTATGGGCGTGGGCGTTTCGAGTAACGGTCATCGTTCCAATGGGCTACAGATACTGTTCTACCGTTCCATATTGGGGGATACACAAGCACTGCGGTTCCATCTTTAGGAGCTGTTTCAATCGATTTCCATTCCATAGTCTTTCCTCCTTTTATCATCGTTGTGCTATTGACACAAACCTGGAGTCAAACCCAGGTACTGCTTTATCGACCAATATATCAGACAAAAGTTCTTTAAGCCTATTGGTTTCTGTGGGCCGCGCACAATCTGTTACATGGTTTACTTTATTAGCTGTTGTATGTTGTCGGGTTTTGCTGACGTGGTCTTTCAACCAGTTATCGAATGCCAACTTTGTAGTTAGGTATGTGAAGCGGTATCCGCTGTTTGCATATTTTTTTATCGCAGGACATCCGTGCTCTTTTACTAAGTCTGAGGCTGTTGCTGGTGCCCTACCACATAATCTGAGCATGTCAGATAATTTAACGAGTTCTGATTCCGGTACATCTTCTGGTAGTGTCATTACCGCGCCTCATGTGTCAAAGTTAGACAGCCGCAAACAGCCAAACTCTGCTGTATCGGTTTGAGTAAATTGTGAATTTGTGGGTAAGCCGCGTTGCTGCACCGCAATTTAAAGATGTGTGCCCACTCGATGGTGTTTGTAGTGACCATTATCTTTGTGGCTGTTGCGTTGGGCAACACTGACCTTGCTTGCTGTGGCGTACACCCATTTTTTATCAATAACCTGTATGTGTCTGCGCTGTGCTGGAGCGCTTGTATCCACTCTACTTCGTTTTCATCACACCACCATTGCCGTATCATGTCGATTGGAGCATCCTTGTACGATACGTACCTTTGGGATTGTTGGGAGTAAGCCACATCGTCCCTATGCCTGACCAATTCATGGGTGACAGCACGGTCTGTCACGAATAGCGCGGATATTCTAGTGTGCAGCGGGTCAGTAGTTTGCACACTCGGACCATATACGTCATTCCATAACATCCAGAAATCCCGGATGGGTGTGTCACTCCGCCCCATAAACTCCATCCAAGCGCGGATATTGCCAGATGTTATTCCACCCTGGCGGTGAAGAAACCTGCCATTAACGCATTTGCATTTGTTTGTAACGAGATTTGAATGCTCCAGCACCGATAAGTGGCCGTTCGATATGAGTTTATTAACAAATTTTTCGCTATCTTCAATGTTGGTCGAACACTGGCTATTATAACATAGCCGCCCCGCTCTCTCAATTCGACGTATAGTGCCGTTGAGCGTATTTGGGGTTTCTCCATAATATTCTGCATATTGGTTGATTAGCTGCATTATCAAGTCCTTAGCGTTATATATTTAACAATAACATAATATCTGTGGCATCATAGGTGATCTGGCCTGTACTCAGTTCAAAAATATAATCGGTCTTAGGCTGAACCGCAACCCCTTTTTCTGATTCATGTACGTCAGAGTATGAGTACCCATAGCGGCGCAGAAACACAATGTTACCACCAAGGTCTCTAATCAACTGTGCTTCATTATCAAAACGAATGTCATCTACAATCAAAATTGTATCATGATTACGGATATTTCTAACCTCAGCAGCAAATATATCAGTCCACAGAGAGTCTTTTACCGTTTTTCTCCCCCATTCGGTGCCGATTGTCTGCAACAGTCGCCTGTATGTTATTCCCGGCAGAAACTCCGTAGTTTTGAACAGCGCGTCGCATAATTGTTGCTCTGTACAGCCAGTAAGTCCAGACACCATCCGACGTAATGGATCAGCATAGGATTTTACCAACACATTACTCTTGAACTGCGCTATCCTGCGAGCTATTGTTGTCTTGCCTACTCCAGCCGGGCCTGTCAAGCCTACAATCTTCATGATGTGTAATCTCCAGGTGTGAATCTTTTTTGTGCTGGCGCAGTTGCCGTTCTTTTTGAAAATCTTTACCACAAATCTCACAAATATGATCGTGTTTATTGTGCCATGCCATAATGTCTTACCTGGTAAGGATGTCATTTAGAGTATCCGCGATATTACGGTCAAAGCGGAATTTGGAAAAACGTGGGTGTGATAGCGAGTATGTTGTTTTATCGCCGCTTTTAGACACCGATTCATATTTCACTTCAATTATTGTGCCTACATAGTCATTCCAATTAGCTTGCCGTTGTGCGTCGGTGAATCCACTGAGTGCAACTTTTAGCTGACCACACGCGGATTCTGCGTTTACCGAACCCATACATTTTTCATACTTAGTGTGCGGTTTTCCGTAGCCCCATCCTGTAACGACCAGCTCACACTCAGACTCATTTTTCAATTTTATCTGATCCTGTGATGTGCCGGATTTCCATTTACCATGACAGTTTTTTACTACAAGCCCTTCTGAACCCTCAGATCGCACCTTATTATACAGATTATTTATGTCATCTATAGAATCGACTATAAAATTATCTATGGCAAACAGCTTTCCGTGGTTTAGCATGTTACGCAAAGTGCTGACCAGCCAGGCAAACCTGTCACAATACTTTGTTTCAGCTTTACCACAAAGAAAACTACTGTAAGCAACCAAGTCCCACGCTGTATAAAACATCATATCCAATTCATGTGGAGTAGCCGTGCCTTTTATGGCTTTATTCACAATACCATTGCTTATTGATCGTGGGAGCGGGTCTCCGTCATCACCGGATACCTGCAATTCACCGGACAGCACAAAAGAACCGCTAATATTCCTGATGCTGCTCGCCAGGCTGTCCAGCCCTAATATTGAACTTCCTTTTCTGGTAATAAAATTAACATTATTATCGTGTTTAATAATATAACAGAAAGCCCCGTCACACTTTAGCTGGGCATACGCAGGGAATTTAATATTAGGGAGCTTATCGCGGGTACTGCATCGCATATATGGGGTAACAAGCGCTATACCCGGATACGCCTTATTAGCGTTAGTGGCAGAAACTCCGCACCGCAAATCTTTATTACAGATTCGCCGCACTAATTCCAGCACCTCTACACTGTTACGTTTGGCAGACACAGCAAGTTCCAGTATTTGTATATCCGTGACGCCTCGTGAGTTAGCAAACTCATCCAGCTTATTCAAAATATAGGTATCTGTGTCCGCTCCTGTTGATTCAATATGTGATACATCAGGAAACGTGCTTACATGGAATGTCGTGTGATCGCTTAATGCTTGAAACATAACCCTTCTAAACAATGGTGATAACGCAGCGTACTCTCGCAATTTAGCTAATTTAGTGGTAGTGGCGTTAGCTTGTGCAATGTCCTCAATCCGGTGATACACGTCATACAACATTAGATACCCCCTTTTTCATTACCACATTAATATTATTATGTGCTTGTGCTGCCAATTCAGGGATGTGCGATACAGCTATAACCTGTACGCCGAGCTCTTCACATAACCGGCGAACAAGCTCAGCCAATAACGTATGTTTAGCTCTATCTAAGTTCCTAAATGGTTCGTCCATTACTATAATAGGTCTAGTTTTTGAAAATCGCCAGAATGAGATACGGAGCGCAAATGACGCTACATCAATTACACCAAAGCCAGAATCATCAAATGGGCTTATCTCATGTCCACCCCTTTCAAACACCAAGTCACACTCTATAGTATTACGCCTCTCAACGAAATTCATTTTGAACGTATACGGGTCGGTGTCAAACACGGCGGCGAGCGCTGCTGTTGTTATATCACACAACTGTTTTTCCAGGTTTGCTTGTGTAATACTGTTAGTGGTTGAGAAAACCGCCAACGCCTGTTCACTCAAATGCAATTTAGCTTTAGCCCTACTGATTCCAGATTCTATAATAGGTAATTGTTCTTGTAAATAGGTGAGATTAGCAGCATATACAGATAATCGTTTATTCAAGGTATCTGCCATACTCATCCATGAACTCCTTATACATATCATTTACTTTTACCGTATCATTTTCTAACTGTTGTTTTGCCGTGGCTAGCCATGTTTCAGCAGCCTCAATTGAATCGAAACCAGATTGAGCTAGGGATGCTTTTGCTGCATCAAGCCTGCCTTGCAGTCTAGCTCGTTTTTGCTCTATCTCCGAAATCTTTGGCTGAAGCGCAGAAATCTTTGTGTGTAATTCAGTTAGCGAATACATCCCGCCTCCTTTAGAATTTCATTGGTTTCCAGTATAAGTGATTGTTCAGCTTTCAGCAGCATTTTATTTATCAGCCCTAGCGGATCAATACTGTTTATTTCAGTAGTAAGTATGGTAGACAAATAAGCACTAATCCCCACATTTTTTTCACGCAGTTTTTCAGCATTTTTATCATTTGACCATTCTTGAAGTTTATAAACACCCGATGCTGGCCGTATGGGTATGGGAATATTTTTACTCGCCATCGTGGCTAAATCGAACATTACAACTATCGGCTCGTAGTCTCTTTCATCTATATTATGTCTAGCTATAGTGCCTGGGTTTATAAAATGTACTCCATTTACGGTCTTCTCGTGATATTTATGATAGTCACCGGTTATAACAAGTTTAGCATTGACCTGTAATTCATCGAAAGTCACACTCCCTTTTATAAGGGTGTTAGGCTCCGGCGTTACACACCTATGATGAATAACAACCTCATGGTTATCTGCAATACTGTTACAACCCCACCCATACCCCCACTCTGGAGTAACTATAAACTGGCAGGCTTCCAGTAAGCCATAGTTAGTGTCCCGCATATCCTGTGAATGGTTTATCATGTCATGTTGGCCTGGACAGGTGAAGATACGAACATCCCGCATTTCACCAAATAATTGAAGGTACTTTCGTAAAAATGCCCGACTTTCACGTGGCACATTGAAAACGTCTCCAGCAATAAGGACATCAGCGTTATTTGCATCAGCCAAGTTAAGTATCCAAGCCACTTTTTCCATCAAGTCTGTGCCATACGATTCTGTACGATAACCTGGCGATACGTCTGTCAAATGCCAATCTGACGTAGCAATAATTCGTTGTTTTGTCTTCATCGTTTTTAGCTTTGTTTACTTCGCTAATTAATTACGTTCCCACACAACGGACACTTGTTGTCAATTACCGTTAGCTCTTCTACCTCATTTTTAGTTTCTGTAATAGTTTGTAACACATCCGTGATTTTTTTCACCATCTCGCCAGTATCAAAAATTACCCTGAGTTGCCTTTTTATATTCGTGAACATCTGATTTATATTGGCTGGCAAAACAGCCAGCTCTTCAGCACACGGATAGCTCTCACATAACTGCGCCACTGCTGAGATAACCCGCCTTCGATCCACTAATTCGGACATATCCGGTAGTGCGGTATTGATGACAGGCGCACCACTCAATTCGGTTTCAGACGCTTTATACACAGCGACAATTTTATCAATATTGACTATTCTGCCGTTATCTAAATGTAGGTTTCTTACACCATCTGTTACAACTCCACACATTACAGACATAATAGGTGGCGCTTGTTTGAGCACCTCTTGAGCGGCTTCACGAGCATTACTAATTTTATTACCAATTGTGTCAATAATCTGTGTCCGGCCCTCTACCGCCAATTCCACTTTACTTAACTCATCGACGGCACTTGACGCTAACTGCGTCCATTGCAGCTTTTCAATATCCTGTTGTATTTCATTGTATCTAGCCTCAAGGTCTCTAACAGATGTGGTTCTATCCTTTATTCGTCGTTTAGTAATCTTGATAGCTCTGTCAAGTATTGACGTGTCAACAATATCATTTATGGCTTTTACTGCGTTGCCTGGGGTTTCCTGGAACAAGAAATATTGTTGATTTTGTAGTTGTAAATTTATGCTTTGCATATTAACAATTTTAGCGATGGCGTCAGGGAGAGCCCCACGCAATGCGCGGAGTTTTTCACCACCATTTACGATATAATAACCGCCTGTACTATCAACACCTCTGGTAACGAAATTGCCATCATAAAACTCAATGACAACATAAGCGTCGTCATCTGAATGCCACGACCTCGGCCTCCACCCATACGGCTCATTGAAACACACCCACCGAATAGCGCGAATAATGTTAGATTTCCCTGCGTCGGATTCCCCGCTTATCACATTCAGGCCATCGGAAAAATTGATTATCTGATGACTATACGATTTTATATTGTGTAATGTGATTGACTTTATCATTTGGTTTGCACGTCTTTCAGCATTATCAACATACGGCGTCGGTGCTCTTCCAATGCTTTGAAATATGCCGTCAGTGTCATATTAACTACGACAAACAACCATATTGGTGCAAGAATAGGGATGAGAATTGCGTATATCAGCTCTTTGGAAATTTCCATTACATAGCTCCTTTATTCTGAATAATTGCTACAAGAACATTTATGGCGGCTGCAACGGTCGGCAATGGAGTAAAATCCAGTATGGATATACTTTTTTTACCTAACTTTTGTAGCTTATGCTGCACTTCAAAGGCACTCGCTACATACCACTGATCGGAGTTCTCCGTAATATACCTAAAAATAAAAAATGCGTTATTGCCGGTTTGCTCAAATCTAGTCATGGTGCCAAGCTGGCTCATGGCATCAAGTGATATTACAGGGCGCTTAGTTAGCTCTTTCACCTCTATCAATGCTGTCGTACTGTTATAGGCCAACAAAAAATCTGCTGGCTGTTTTCCAAGCCTACCGCTACAGGACCTTGCATCGGGAAACCGATGAACAAAATAGCCAGCGGATGTGGCCATCAACCGCGCTAACTCAACCCCCGCCGTTTTTTGAGTAGTTAGCCCTCTATCTTTATAGTTGGTCATTATACACCGCCAAACGTTTGAGTTATTTCGGCAAAATCCGCGTCCCATGCGAACTCTTTAAGCTCCCCAAAGTTTAGCCCAATAGCTAAAGAGCTTTCAATAGGCACAGTCATTGCGCCATACGGCGCTGTCATACAGTCATGCAGTTCTCCACAAAAATTCTGTAAATTATGTAAAGGAACGCTAAAAAGAACCTCATCATGCACTGGCATATAAAATTTAGCTTCATATATTTGCAGTAATCGACGCCCCCATACTCGCCCGAGTGCTAATTTAGTCATTTCGGCACCAGATGACTGAATAATGAAATTCAGCGCGGATCGAACAGTATGTTTACCACCGTCATCGTTTGTGTGAAGGAGTTTTGCCACATGTTTGCGAGCACTGAGTAGCGTACTGGCATAGCGACGTTCCCGAATTTTCATACCCTCAGTATCCTTCCAAACATCCACACCAGGAAAAGCCTCTTGTTTAGCATCAAGAAATGCTGCGGCCTCGTCCTCCGTAATTTGTAGCTTTTTCGCCAACAACCATTTACCACCACCAAGTTCAGAATACTGGCTAAGAAAATTCGTCGGCTTAGCTTTAGACGTTCTGTACTGTTTAGCCAGTGTATGTTTAGAGTGGTGCTTATCGGCAACAGCTTCTGCAAATTCCTCATACGAAGCAAATTCACCGCCTTGTCGTTTGCTAATCTCATACGCAGTGATACTGTGCAAATCTTTCTTATTATCTCCAATATAGCAACTCAAAAAATTAGCATCTTGTGTTACATGAGCGCCAAGGCGTAGTTCTTGCCCGCTAAAATCCGGGGATACCAGGACACACCCAGGAGCGTGAGGGATAATACTGCTGCGTACTTTCCGACCTTCTTCTGAGCGTTTCGGAAGTTGATTCACGTTGGGCATCGACGGCGCAAATCGTCTTGATGTTGTGCTGGATTGCTTGAATGATGGGTGAATTTTGCCATCATGCCAATGGGTCAGAAACGGGTAGGTATGATAATACAGTCCTTGTCTGGTTTTTACATTAATGCACTTTTGGATGCACTTCAATGCGTCAGCCGCTGCCGGGTCGGTGTCATACTTTATAGCCCAATTCATCGCATCTTCATCAGTGGATGGGTTGCCTTGAAAAATACCCGCGTCTTTCATTTTATCCGTAGCTTCACGGCGATAACGTACCGGGCACCGCAAATAATCATAAAGCAGTTTTGCTTTCTGTGTGGGACTACTTGGGTTGAAGGCTATTGACGGTGTGAAGTGGTTTTCTAAATATGAATTAATAAGGTCCACATCTTCAGTACGAACAACGTCAGCGAAGTCCTTGTGGCCGGCACCTTCTATGGCGTCTGCAATTTTAGGCAGCTTCCGAAATGAGCACTCAAGTGGCTCGCCAGTAAAATCATTGTATGCCTTTTTTATAGCTGCCGCCGTCAATTCAGTTATTGGCTCAAAGTACGACCCAGGCCAGCCCATAGTGATTAGAAAATCACAAACTTTATTGTAATTCTCATCATAAATGTCACTGTCATTTTTAGACAGCTCTTTGAGGCGGTCAAGATCAACAGAAATGCCGCCAACAAACGCGGACGCCGTCATATACATAGACGCACTCTCAACTTGCTTATATGCGTCAAATGTCCCCTCAACCTGCATAATACGAGCGAACACCCGCCATAATGCCATTGTCATTATAGTGTCATCTACACCGTAACGGAAAACTTCAGCGGCGGATATTTCAGCCATACCCCGACCTTGTGTAGCCTCATCATAAGTTGTTTGCTCATAGCCAAGCCACGATTTAGATAACTTTTTCAAACCATGTCTTTCATTCTCATCTACATAACACGCGGCTATCTGTGTGCATAGAATATTATCTGGCACCCAGCCCCATTGACGCATAAGAACGGGAATTTCAAACCCTGAAGCATTGTGGCACAGAATATTGTCACATTGAATCCGCGCTACTAAGTCCCGTACTTGCTCAGAACTAACGTTGTTGGTATCTGCGTGATTTATTGAGAAATAAAACGAGTTATTATCATTAGACCCAACCGTCAGGCCCAACCCACACAAATATGAGCTATATACATCGACTACTGCCGCCCTAGCGTCAACATTACTTTTGATACCCTGTATCCATTGTTTGGACTCTGGTGGTACGTCTGTCTCTATATCCAGAGCAATATCGCCATGTTTACTAGCTAGTATCAAACCAGCCACAGCATCAAAATTATCAGATGTCACGAGTGTCGTCTTCTGATACCAATGAGAAAATTCATTAATAAAATACTGCGTCTCTTCAGGTTTATGCACATACCCGGCATCCCACATCAACTGATCGTCACGAATTGGCATCCAGCCAGCCAACGCCCAGGTAAGCATTGCAGTCTCTTTGTGCTCTATAATCTTCGCCAAAATCGGAAGTTCTGGCACATCTTCTTGCAAACGGTCTAGCTGATTTGCAGTGAATAAACCACAGAGTACATCCAAACCATCATAACCGAATGCTTCCTGCACTTTCAAAAACGCCTTTTCCCCAAACCCTTTCACGGACATGCCTGGGCCGAAGTCCCCTACATCACCAACAAGTGAGCGGTAAAGGCGAATATGCTTTCTGAGGATGTTGTTGTATCTATCTTCACACGATTCGCCGCTATAAATGGATGCGTCGATATACACATCGCAATCAATACTGAGCAAATCTTTATCTTTTGTCCATATAACTGCGTTGGGAATTTTGGGTGCTATGTGTGCGATAACATCATCGGCCTCAGTTTCCTTTACCGAAAGAAGCGTACCACCAAGGTCTTTTATAGCGTTACTGGCAAAATCAAAGAGTTTCGTGTATTGCTCATAGTATAGTTTACTGCGTTCTTTGCGGTGTGCTTTATATTGCGGATATAGTTTTTGTCGGCGTGATCTGGATTTAGGTGCGTCGAATACCCCAATAACCTTATTGGGGGTCAACTTGAGGTTACTTAGGGTATTTTTGAATGTTGCAATAAAATTATCAATTCCATAAGCTGCGGTATTGATAAGTTCTTCACCATTGGAAGTTATATCGAGAATGGCGTTATCGTCTTTGCCGACGAGAAGTGAGGATGTGAGGACTGAATTTAGGTCTATTATCAGTGTTAAATACAGCGTCATTTCTGGCTCCTTTGTAATAAAATAACCCAGCGGCTATGCTGCCGCTGGGTTATTTTATTGTGTCAGTGTGCTAGGTATGCATCAGGCGTTCGCTACAGCGACATCCTCAGCAGCGCCCTCAACGGTATCCTCAGCAACATCCTCAGCAACATCCTCAGCAGCCAGCTCCGCCATAACCTTAGCCATGATTTCTGCTTTGCGCGACTTCGCGTTCAGGTGAAACGCCACGGATTCGGCCCGATACGTCTTCATCTGACGCGTAATAGTTGTGGACAACTTACGCGCCCGCTTCGCAGCCGCAGCATTGGATGTGGCATCCTTCAGCTCCGACATAAACGCCGTGATAGATTCCGTAAGGTCAGAGATAGTGTTTGAAATTGCCATCGTAATTCTCCAAGTTAGTTTTTAGAAAAAGTCATGAGAGTAAACATGTTAGTGTCAAATGTTTTCGTCCGCGCTGTAATCTTCATTTTACGGTACGCATTATCATCCTCACCGCGAGACTTAGCAACCGTAGCATTCAGACAATAACGCTCAAACTGATTCACACTTTGCGGCGAGAGTGACAGCGTAACCATACTACCAATATTCTCATTGTCTTTTTCGGCATCTTCCAAGATACAGACCATATCAAGATACCGCTTACTGGATGCATTGCTGTAGCCCATTTCGCGCAGATGTGCGATCCAAGAGTCCACCGTGCCTGTGCCATTGTTCAGGTTCACACCATCGGATGAAAACTTACACAGGTTCTTCGGCGCCTTGTCCTCACATGGCGAAATGGCGAAGGAGTCATTAAAGCTTATCAGTTCCACAGAAATACTCGAACCGAGGCTGTTTGAGCCTTCCCAAAGCGCCCCCTGGGATGCCTTAATACGCGGCAAAGTGCCAAACTTAAGTGTCGGAAGAGCGCCCTTGAAATTGTAAAGAGACAGCGCTATGGCGCTGCCGATGTGCACCTGGACAGCGCCACCAATAGGGACAACAGACACGCTATCGGCAGTGCTGGCTACCGTAGCAAGCTCCGTGGCCGGATTGGCAGGCCGCACGTCGGCTGGTGGGCTTACTTCCACAAGCTCCTGAGCGCCCACACTCTGAACAGTAGCGTCGGCATCGGCGTTAATAACATCAACATCAACATCAACATCAACAATCTCACTCTTACTGCGAAGTACCATTTTGAATCTCCTGTCAATTTTTGTTGCGCTAAACATGGTCAGTGTCAAAAATCCGTCATTTACTGATTCGCTATGTATTATCACCTCCTTGCCGATGTTGTTATTACGAATAATAGTATTTTTTAGAAAAATGTCTATAATAAATCACAAATAATTTTATATTGGATTGAAAAATTTTCTGTAATCCACCTGGTGATGTAAAATCATTTGTAATAAGTCGCTCTTATTCAAAAAGGCGTCGAATAAGCTTTCTTGTATAGTATTTTCTGCTACTAAGCATCTAATAACACACGGGCGATTTTTTTGTCCTTCCCTATCAACACGGCCACATGCCTGCTCAAACTGGGATGGTGTTAGCGGCATTTCCACAAACGCAACCCGGAAACACACATCCTGCAATCCGTCAGTTCCGACTCCTAACGATTTCGGATTACCGACAAGCCATCTTACTGATGAGTTCGGGTCTTTGAATAGCTCTAGATTCTTTTGTTGAGTTCCCCTATCCACATCCCCCCACACACCAACAGCGCTGTCGTCCCCATACTGGTGTTTTAGTGCATCCAATATGGTGTTGTTTGTATTCCTATAATTCCCGAAAATAACCATTTTACTGTCATCTTCATCGCATATAGCAAACAGCAATTTAGCTAAGTTATCAACACTAAATTTAGGGCAACGCAGTTTATCTGGAGATGTTATAAACTGCTGCAACATGTGGAATAAATTCTTAGTTTGCAGTGCAGTTAACGTTTGTCCATCGACTGTTAGCCAACCACTCTCAGCTAATTCATCATACGCTATTTTATGTTGGCTAGATAATTGATATGATACCTTGTCTATAACTGACGGCGTAACTTGATTGTCTTCATCAGGGTTTATATCAAAACATGATGAATAAAACCTGTCTCTCAATATATCGAGGTTCTTCCACTCTGTAACTTGCCCCCAGAAGTCCCTATTTTCGATGTGCTCATTCTCAAATGATCGCCTCGTTGGGTATGCAAACGGGTCGAGAATACCAAGAAGCCCATACATATCCTCCGGGGTATTCGCAGGTGTGCCAGATAGTGCAATAAATGGTTTATTTATGATAAAGGTCGTTAGATATTTCCATATTTTATTAGTTTTCTTTCTCAGCCCATCCTGAGCTTCGTCGTAAATAACCATAACATTTGGCTTTTTGCCAAGCTCTGACAATATTCTGGCATAGTCTTTACGAAAAATGTGGTGGGACATAACAATGCAATCTGTATTGAATACCATCTTTGCCCGCTTTGCTGGCGTCCCCGTATACTCAAGCACACTCAGAGGTTTATTCAGCCCCTTTATTTTTATCCTACTGAACCATTTACTCCACTGATGTACCAATGGTGCGGGGACAAGTACAAGGGCGGAACTTATGTTGGACAACTCAGACGCCATGAGAAAAGATAGCGTGGCTACCAGGGTCTTCCCCTTCCCCACTTTCAAGGAAATCAAAGCTCTATTCGCACGAAATGCTGCGTCTGCTATTCTGGTTTGGAAAGGATATGGCTGAAACGGTAACTCAAAATTATTTTGAATAACATCTAACATTTTGATTCCTAATTTTCATTATTTAGTAACTGACACTCGATCCCAGTATACCTGGCCGTTAGATTTTAGGGGCCTCAAACCCAGCTTTTCTAACTCATTATTAAACTCAAACTTTTTGAGTGCCGCGGTAAACCCGTTTATTTGGCACCACTCTCTGTATTTCTTGTAAAGCTCTACGCGAGTCGCTCGCATTGCATGATTCTTTATTGACTCTGTATACACAGTTACAATATCAGTATCCCCCATAAATTGTTTCACAGTATCTGTTTGAAAAAACATTGAGGCATGTCTACGCTCATTCACTACCCCGGTAGAAAAGCCCCCTTGTTTATAGAGCCTCTCTACACCAGCCATCGCCCAGGCAATTATAGCACCAGCCTCTCGTGCAGCTATAACTTTGCCTAATTGTGGAATACGGTTTTCTGCCGAAACTGAATTATCAAATGACAGAATAATCCAACGTCGTTTCATACCGTCAGATTGGTCCGTAGTAATAATATCATAATTGCCAGAAAATACCTGCGCGGCTGTGCTATCAAATTGAAAAGGTGCCTGGTACAGCCGCTTACCAGTTAATACCGCGCTATCAACAACTGTTTTGAATGCAGCTCCCGGAATCCTTTTACCCTGCTCAATCTCAGACACAACATTCAGCATTTTTCCAGCCAGTTCCGCCAAGAATACAGGATTATCAAATTGAAACGGTGATATATTTGATACGTATCTTTTAGGAATGAGGCCGGATAAAATATCAATAAATACGCTCTTACCGTTATTCCCCGCACCGCGCAGCATAACCGCTTTATGCCAATCTGTGGTTAGGACGCCAAATAAGATGGCTCCCATAATCTCCTGGGCTAAATTAATTTGGTACTCAGTACCGGCAAAGGTATCCTCCATGTATCTGCCAAACATGGGCGGTATTTGCCCAGAATATTCAGAAGTAACCTCATGCACCGAAACTGGGAGAATAAACCTTGAACGCAATAATTTACTATGGGGATAGCAAGTAGTTTTACTGTTTTCTTTATCAAACTCCCACACGCCATCAAGCGTAGCCAGCATCGGTTTTACCATAGTAAAGAACTCCTCATCTACAACCATACTATAAATATGCTTTTGGATAGCTGAGTAATCACTATTTCTGCTGCATTTACTGACCCCATCGAACTGTTCGATAATAGCATTTTCAATAATATTGCTGCTTATAGTACACCAACACAGGCTATCAAATTGATAAAAATTACCGCTATACCCTATCAAATTATCCCCGTATAACCGCGCAATAGCCGCACCCATTTGATGGTGCGTCGGGTCTAGCATGTCTTCAGGACTGGCCGCAGACTCTTTTTTTCTCGTACGAAATACTGCTTTGATTTCTTGGACGACTGTGTTTTTTGAAACCCCTATAACACCGCTTATATACTTAGCTGCGGTCTCCACAGCAATTGCGGAATGCTCCATATATGCCAAATTAGTTTTCCATATATTAGGCACATCCACAGTACTAAATGATTTCAGATACTCAACAAAATCATCCCCACCTAATAAAACCTCAAATACTCGCCCACCATGCGCGAACGAATTGATGATGATTACATTATCATCTATAAATATCTTCGCTTTTGAAGTACCATATTCAGGTTCTAGTGGATCACGAATCGCCATCCCATTATAGGTATCTGGATTAAACACTATATCCATAGCACGAAATTGGTGCATACTATTGGTGTAAAGAATATCACGCGCTGACAACTTACATTTTTGCCTGGATATTACTATATTCTTTGCTTCAGACGATTGAACGCCGTTCGCTATAAGTTTGTTAGTTTCTTCGTCAATATATGCAGCCTTGATTTTTGCTATCTCGTCACTGTGCTGTGTTGTTAGTTCAGCCACCATCTGCTTGTATAATAATGCCCCGCGATTTATTGGCATGGTGCTGAGATTAACATACTGCATACCATCGAAAAAAACAGCTTGGTTATTTGTTTGTCGTAGCCCGCACTTACATAACGGCGCTGCTGCAAAGTCAAGGCGCTCTGGGGAGAACACACTGGTATCAAAAATAGTACGTGGGAGCGCCGTACCGCTGCGAGAAATCGTAATATAACCAAAGTTCGCTTCCCAGGCAGTATATGTCAATTCACGAATAAACGCTGGCATACTCAAAGAGTGCATTACCGGCACATAGATGCGCTGATTTGCAAGCCCTTTATGCGCCGTTCCATCATCCCCTATGATATTGGATGTGGATGATGGTTTCCACACCATCGGTACATTCATAAACTCTTGATGCAGGCTTTTGATAGCCGTTATTAGCTCATTCTTAGTCAATGGGTTACGGTTCTTTGGCACATCATAATCAAACATAATAATGGCTGGGTCGGCCCACTGAAAATTATCAAGAGTGCGGGTGACCGCATTTGGGAATTGCCTTTGCAATCTTTGGCTGCATATCTCGTACTCACCATCACCAAATTTTTTACAAACGCCATGGATGAGGGCTTGGTTGGATTGCAGTGTGTTTAGGATGGCGGGGAGATTGGAAAAGTCTGTGATAACTGTGCGGGCGACACCGTAGTCAAGAAAGGCGTTATTTGCATTTTTAGTAAGTTTCCCGTTGCTGTCAATCGCAAACTCTTTAACTAGCGGTTTCGGCTCCTTTGTTTGTGGGTCCAACTTCGATACAATCGTGAATGTTACCTTCATCAATCGCCCTCTTATGACCGTGTTGGTATCTATACCCCTCAGTGACCGCCGTAGGGACGGCAAACGGTAGTTTTTCCAACTGCCGGAATATCGTAATCAGTGGCTTAGCTGTACGGCTTCTCCCGTCTACAGTTTCTACATACCGCCAATAATCGGTTGATCTGATAGACGGGGAGAATTGCGGTGATTCATACGTTCTTTTCAATATCTGTGGGATAACGTGGACTAATTTAGATGGGTGCGTGATGTCTACTGCGCGAAGCCCAGAAAGGCTGTGTAACAGCCTGAAGTATTGCGGAGATAACGGCACCAATAACCAAATTTTATCCGCATCCCCCACCATGCAATGGCCAGATACATAAATAGTGCCGGATGGGTGAAAGACCCTTACCCATTCTAATTGGCCGAACCCTGCGTAAGCTACCGGCTTTTCATAAGTGTCTGATAATCGCTTATATTGCGCCTTTGGCAGTTTAAGCGGCCTCGCCCTCAATGGCATGTTCCACACCTTTTTCAACCTCTGTTACGAAATCACCGGGCGTCACTGCGCCGTTTGTGGCTGTTGATATAGCCAATGCGCGGCCCAGACTTGGGCGAGCTTTGCCGGATTCATACTTAGAAATCATACCAATTGAAACTCCAACTTTTTCCGCCAACTCAGCCTGTGTAATGCCTGTCTGTTTCCGATACTGTGCTATATTCAATTTGCCATACCCTCCAGTTGATAAACCTCTAACTCACAAAAAAATTCAGGGTTATCCTGCATCAGTTTCGATAACTTTTCAATAGCCACTATGGGTGATGCGTAATTACCATCCCTATCTGCTATACTGTCTAAAAAGGCCGTCACGCTATTTGGAATAAGCGAACGGGCATCCAAAAAGAGCCAGACTACGTCATCGCAAAAATCCCTAATCTCGGGGGCCGTATGGGTATAGTGCCTGGCTATGTCAATACACTTATGGACAATCAAGCCCCGCCGTTCAGTTTCTTGCATTTTGCTATCTGCCTATCATTAGCGTCATAATACGGGTAAAATACCCCTGGAATAACTGAAATCACAACATACTCATTCAATGAATCCCAGTACGCATCGACTAACCTACCATCAACCCTAATTTTGCAGGTAAGTGACCTGGGCGCTTTCGATACCAAATACCTTTTTTGCTGATCTGTTAAATCACCCACCCTGATGAAACGGCCACCGACAAGAACATTGTAAGAGCCGTCACTTGGGCGGTAATACGCCAGCCTGTATTCCCCTTGGTATTTGACAAAAAGTTTTTGTTCCACGTCACACCGCTCTTGCAGGAAAGTCTGCCACTTGATAGTGACAGACTTTACCGTCGGTAAACTTACTTGTCAACTCTGAATCGTCGAGCTTGCCCCTGTTTTCCATCCCAAATAACTACAGGTTGCAGCTTTTTTCTAATGATTGCAGCCTCTAACTTAAGGTTTCTTTTGTAATCCTGGTATGACTCACCTTCACGTCGTTCTCTACTCATTTTGGCACCTTTGTATTGTTTTTTCAAATGCTTGCACCATTAATGCTGGCATATCACCTTGTGTTCGTGATGCCCGGTTGAGCTGCTTGCACACATCGGCCACAGACGCCCCTGATCTAAGTGCCAACGACGCCAGCCTGCACATAGCATCAGTGCCGGCCAATGTCAACTCTAACTTGGGATCGCCAGACGTAGGAAATGCGATAAAGATTTCCCACGGCTGTCGATCTTTTATTGATACTGTGATGTAGACCGACACGTTTCTGTAAGAAAATCGGAATCTTTTAGCGTCAAGCTCTTCAATAGTTGCCATTTTTTGTCACCTTGGTTATAGCTGACTACTCAATCTCCAGCCCACACACCATCAGGCCGCATCTTTGCCAGTGCCAATAACTGCATTAGCGCCTGCTTTGCGTTTCCTTCGGTGGACTTCCAGTAATTCTCGTCGGTGTCGTTCCCAAGGGCGGCAATCGCCTTCTCCAAGGCCGGAATGCTCTCCGCGCCAGTCATTCCATACAGCTTCCGAATGCCGGTCATCCCACCGCCGAATACCTTATCGAATGCAGACAGTTCAACTTCAGCATCTCCAAACACCCTGCGGAAATGTGGAGCATAGTTGTAAGTTACATTCAGACGTGCATCCGTTGTGCCCCCTATGACGTAAGTGCCGCCCCGCATGTGATGCGGCGCATCAAGTTGAAGCGTTTCTTTCGTTACTGGGTCTTGCAATTCGATGTCATAGCTCATTTTCCTGGCTCCATTGGTTATTTTCAATACAGTCTTTTAGCACACTAAGCGGTGCCGTTCTCCAATCCTACTGGAATCTATCAAAGGATTCTATGCTTGGTTCCTGCTTCACTGAGGCTGCCAATGATGCCCCCAGCGTTGGGCAACTCATCAATCCATCGCGTAACCAGTGGGTCCGCGCCGTATTCTACATTACAATTGTTACACACAAGATGGCCGTTCAAGAGTGTGTACGCATCGCGGCGCGTGGAGAGAAAACCACACGCCTCGCAGTGATACAACGCGGCTAACACCATCTCGCGTACTTTCGGTGCCTGCTCGTCTATCTCACTGGCATTGGTAAGAGTGCTGGCTTGTGCCTTAAACTCAGCTTCGTTCATTCCTTCCCTCCACGGTAATCGTCTATTTTCCATTAGAAACCGGCACCTGTGCAAACCACTTCTGAATCAAGTTCGTTGTTTGGTAGCCCTTTCCATAGGGAGTCAGTTCTGAAGTGTGGTACGATGAAGGGCCAAATTTTTTGTCTACTGCATCTATGTACATGGAGTACAACCCTTCCTCCACATGGTACATCCAGTCTGGAATATCCTGGGATGCAAGTTTTTGTTTGTATTGTGCTGCAAGAGAAGTATCAATACAAAAATGTGTAGCCCCTGTATCTAACGCAATATCAATCCAATCTTTATCTTCCTTTGTCCGTGTAAGGTGCGTCAAGTCACCTGCACGCCCAATCTGCTTGTACCCTAATAGCAATAGCCGTGCATGATTTTCCTTACTGTACCTAAATATACCGCGCAGTTCCCAAACTTTGAGCAACTCCGGGATGATGTGAAACACAATCTTACTACGCAGATTAGGGTTTTTGTCAAAATGCTCTAGGACATTCTGCATTTCTGCCTCGGAGGTTACCGATATTCCAATACCTGAGACTGTGCTTTCGAGTATCCGCAGTTTTCGTGGATCGAGTGCCCAAGCTGGCGTGTTTTGAGAATGCCACCCTCTGGTTGTGAAACTGATATTCAGTTTCAAATATGCCGCCTGTTCTAAGATATGGAAAAAGTCTGGGTGTTCGGTTGGTTCTCCCCCGCCGATTGCCACTTCAAATACCCCTCCCTCAGCTAAACTGTGAATAATGTAGGAAACATCATAAGTGTTAGCATGTACCCCCGAAGGTGTGCTGTCCTGATAGCAGAACTTGCATCCATGTGTGCAAAAATTTGTTATTTTCAGGTCCACTAGCATTGGAGTCTTTGGTTTGAACTCGTCAGGATTTGAGAGAAAAGAGAACGTCACCCTATCTCCAGTGGTCGTCATAAGCGTCCACCAATCCCCGTCTTTTCGACAGTATGAGTAAGGGGTATCAGGCATAAATTCTAAAGTTGCCGGGGTGTATTCTCCTTGAATATCTATCGGTAGGTTTTCATTATCATTCCCACCTAATATGACAAGATTTTCTTGCAGTACATATTTTTTGAAATCTTCAAAAAACTCCAGGCTTGTTGCCGTAGTTCTCTGCTCCAAAGGGAATGTATATGCTGATTGATGATCTACTGTCTGGTCTATAGCTGGAAGTTTCAGCCCTTTCAGAATCGAGCGCATAATCTTTGCAGGTAATTCTGGACGAAAATGGGAGTTGAGCAAAGCCGCCAAATATGCTCGTTTCGCCTTTTCAGATGTAAGTACAAAATCATCCCAATGAAACCCTTGGCCTTGGGCGTAGTTGCTCTCCTGCTGTGGCTTAGAAACAAATATCATGGAATGCGATGAAGATGAGTTTGTAGCAAACCCAAGCCTGACATTTTGCACTTTCATTTCAAATCTCCATTGTGTTGCGAAAATTTCTACCGATTACGGTTTCTTCCACTATAGCCTGCTGGATTCACCAAGTTTCCAGCAGCCTTTTTCTTATCTGCTACATGCCACGCTATTGCTTGTGCAATAGCGGCAGTTTTCTTTCGTGCAGATGGTGTAAGTTTGAAAATTGTTTGTTCGGCAATAGGCACATGATTTTTAGGGTCATTTTCTATGTCACTCATTATAGCTAACAATTCAGATTGGCTATATTTTTTATAGTATTGCAGTGCATCCATCTCTACGTCACACTCCCGAAGACGATTTTGGTTTTTGGAAGTCTGGTCGGCATGACTACTTTTTGACAAAGATAGGGTAGCCATTGTCATCAAAATTTCCCTCCCACGCATATAACAACCTGCCGGTCGTGGTGCTGTATATTTTTGCATTCTCTCCCCATGATGATGCAATCTGTAGGGCCTTATCGAGGCTGGTCGTTGTGGTCGTTCCACCAGCGATATTCCGCACTTCGTATTTCATCTTTGTTTCCCCGTTTGATTTTTAGTCTTTGGCCTTGTTTCGTTGAAAAATAGTCGTTCCGCCGATGTTTTAGGACAGGAGAGCAGCAGGTCGAGCTGACCGCGCGACTCCCATACGCCTTTGACCAACTCGGCGGCGCTGTATATCGCCGTGGCCTCACTAGTTAGGCGGACAAAGCTATAGCGCCATTTGCCGCTGATCCATTCTGCCGGGAGGATTTTCATTTTCTTTAACTATTGCGCCAATTTCGGTCCCACGATTTTATGCCTGTCATCTGCATAAAATTGATAGCATCAGAAAGAATCTGGTCAGGGGTCAGTTCGTATATTCCATCAACTGCGGGCTGAAACGTAACCCCTTTTTCTGATTCATGGGTACCTGAGTAAGAGAACCAACAGCGACGTAGAAACACAATGCTACCACCAAGGTCACGGATCAATTGCGCCTCATTGTCAAATCGGACATCGTCTACAATAATGCTACAACCATGGCACGTACCGATTTCCTTAGCAAATATATCTGTCCATAGGGAATTTTTTATTGTTTTTCTCCCCCATTCTGTGCCCAATGTTTGGAGCAGTTGCCTGTATGTGATACCGGGCATAAACTCAGTAGTTTTGAATTGTGCATCACGTAATTGTTGTTCTGTACAACCTGTGAGTGTGGCTACCATTCGACGTAGCGGATCGGCATAAGACTTTACAACTACATTAGTGCCATACTGAGTAGCTATTTTGTATGCTAACGTTGTCTTGCCTACCCCTGCCGGGCCTGTCAATCCTATAAGTTTCAAGTTCGTTTACCTCCTACTGTCTATGTTAAAGAGGCTAGTCTTCGCCTAGCATGTTGACGAGTTCCTGCACAGTCATTGTACGTAATTTGTCGATTTTTATCCATGTTGAGTCCATATTGAGATTTTTTACATACTCCCGCGCCTTACTCATTTCGTCCCGCCATTCTTTACGCGATGTGTGATTTAGTTCTTCTACGAGTCTCCTGTGCGAGTCTATGAGGCACTGCACAGTAAGTACGGCATCATTCGGATTCCATCCGATTTCCTTAGTGTATTCTAAGAGCAACTCAGCATCTTTGTGTACTTCGGTGTGTTTGGGGTCAAGCAGTCCAGCTTGTGCGAGTCTGTCAACCACATTGTGATATCCTTCGTTTTCTAACTTATTTAAACCGTGCTTACACAACAAGCTCACATCTTCAGCTAGTAGCGGATCGCAATAACCTGGTATCACACCTGGGAGTTGCCGTGTCAGTGGCTGCCCCTGTTGGGCTGCACTTATTTGTTCCCGTGTGTAGCCGAAAATCAAGTCTTCCATGCTGTTTCCTCATTAGATTTCATCAGTTTTTGGCCAAGGATACCTATTATCGCCATTTTCTATCAAGCAGCCGATCCACAAGCTGCATAAAATCTAGGTCAGGTTCAACTTCCCCAGTAGCTTTCAGCAATGAAAAATCAGAATCGTTCGCACCAAAAACACCGTCTCGCAGGTCAACCACACGTTTAGAACTGCCGAGCCACCCAAACAAAACTGTCCCGTCTGAATCCCGGAAACAATCAAGACCGCCTATGTCGTTCGCACCGTTTTCCACTTTTTGAATGAATGCAAGCGCTTCTGGTGAAATCAGCAGGCTGTCTGCCCGCACTACGAATCCTACGCACCCTGGGGTTGCTGGGCTACTTATCACGCCCTCAGCATCCACGCTAGAATGAATCGCCAACATACCTCTGTAGCAATAAATCTTCGTTTTCATTATCGTTTCCTAATTAGACTTTGAATTGCCATACAATTATCCCTTTTTAGTGACTACTACCATTTTGACATCTCGTCGCCCAAACTCCTTAGCTTCTTTTATTGTCGGCATCAACACGTCCACAGACCGCTCAAATCTGTCTGCCATGAGGTCGTCTACCTGCCGGACACCGATACCTGGCAAGTAGACAGTTGCACCCAAGAGGTGGCTGAGATCACGAGAAACGGCTACAGACAAGCCGGGTTTCGGCCTTTGCATCAAAGCGTTCTTGTTGGGTGTGCTGTCTGTCTGGCGTTTTACTGCGTTGTAAGCTGACAGGGAAACTTCGATTTCTCGCCCCAGTTTTTCCGCATCCTTCTTTTCCTGTTCATGCTGCTCCTGTACTCGAATTAGTGTGCTGGATGTCTTCAACAAGACGCCCCTGGCTTTGAGTATTTCAGCTCTAATTAGAGCGTTTTCAGCCCTCAAGACCAAGTTTTCATGAGATAGTGTTTCACAGTACCAGTAACTTGTCCCGGCTGTAATAGCGGCTCCAATTGCCGCAGCTACGAGGTGTGTGCCGACTGCTCGTAGAAAATTAGTGTTGTTCATACCTTTTCCTCAGTAGAGCTGTGAGTTTTCTATTTTTGCCCTGAATGCTCTCACCCAACCCGTTTTATTCACGGAGACCCAAAGCTTCCCATACCCATTGCACAGATGGCAATTCTTATCGTCGTGAAATAAACCACCAAACCCACTACATCTAGGGCATGTCTTTTTAGTGGCTTTTTCTACCAGTAAGGTAGATTTATTGTAAACTTTCATCTTGTACCTCAAAATTTCAGAATATTTGATATTACTCTTCGGTCTGTACGATTCAATGGGCGGAACCAATTAGCATACTCATGCAATGCTGCTGTCAGAAGTATTTTTGCAAGGAACATAGGTTCTTTCTGGTATTCATCTACGGCAACACTCCCATCTGAAAAATGCCTTTTGACACTCCGCATAACTTCTTCGTTATGGTATTGAAGTAATTCTTGTGTCAGAAGTGTAACCTGTTTTAGCTGTTTCTCTCGATTATCCATTTTACTTTTCCCCTTTTGCAGCGAGCCCTAAAATAAATTGTTATGCTCCCGCACAGTCATCGCTATTGGATGCACCGCCACACATTGCAAGTAATCTGAGTGTTTCAGAATACCGCCTTATGTAGCGGTTACCCACTTCGCTGATGTATTCGCAAAACGCCGCTCCATGACGCGCACAGCCTCCTCGTTACTATCCACAAGAATACAGTCACGGCCCAGGGCCAGGGCAGCCTCGCCGAAACTGCCGCTCCCAGCGAAAAAATCCAGCAGCAGATCACCAGGGCGAGAGTGGACCTTGACGATCCGGTCCAGCACACCACGGGGTTTCTGGGTGGGGTAGCCGGTCTTCTCCCGGCCATTTGGGCTGACAATCGTATGCCACCAGGTATCCGTCGGCGTTTTCCCTTTGGCCGCCTTCTCCGGCCCCACCAGGCCAGGCGCCATATAGGGGATGCGGTCGCACTCCTCCAGGTGAAACTGGTAGTTCCGCGGATCGCGGGCATACCAGAGGATGTTGTCATGCTTGGCTGGCCATTTTGTCTTTGACCGCGCACCGTAATCGTAGGCCCAGATGATCTCGTTAATGAAGGATTCCCGCCCAAAAATCATGTCCAGTAGCACCTTGACATAATGCACCTCACGGTAGTCGATGTGGAAAAAAAGGCTGCCGTTATGCCGTAGCACTCTGTGCGCTTCTTGCAGCCTCGGCTCCAGAAAAGCCAGGTAATCATCAAAAATATCACGATATTCCTTTGTACCAATCCTAACTGTTTTATACCGTTTCCCCTGAAACCCCGTTCGATCACCATTGGCATCACGAATTGTAGCTAATTGCGTCCGGCTTTGCACCTTCCCCGTGTTGAACGGCGGATCAATGTAAATCAAATCCACGGATTCAGCAGGCAGGCTCTGCAAGACAGGCAAATTGTCGCCAAAGTAAATCGTCAGTTGCGTCATCGTTATCTCCTATTTAGTACACAAAACCCAGCTCTTCCACATCATGCCTGAACTCCTCCATCAGCGCCGGCAATCGCGCTGTCAGTTTCTCCACTGTAAAATCCTCCAACTGCGCTTCCGGCCATATTGCACAGCTCCGCGCCGCCTCCAAATCAGGAGTATGGCAACTATATGTCGGACACCCTACTACACGCAACGTGCGCTGCTGCCCTTCCAGCACCAGGGGTTCCATATAGCGGTTCTTTGCGTCCATAGTGCGCTTGAGAGGTAATGGTGGACATTCCACCCCGTATTCCCCCAACACAGCGGGCAACTGAGCGGCGTCAAACAATCCAAGCAACACTTCTTTATGTGTGTGTCCGGCCAGGTACACAAAATACTGCTCATCATAGACATCCGATGCGTGATACATAGAGTTTGCTATGTAATGCAGAGGGCCGTCAGATGAACATGAATGCCATTTCAAATATTTTTGCAGATGTGGCATTTGTTCCGCGATAACCTCGTGAATCATCCCACAAGCCTCAATTCTTCCAACAGAATCGTGCAAAGTACCTGTGATTGCAAACGTATTGTGCTGATTGTTACACCTGTCATCATAGCGGATCGTTACTGCCAACCGACCACCACGATATACGCGCTGCTGTTTTTTTACTAATACACTTTCCATTGTCGTTCTCCTTTTCAGTTACATTTTAGAATGGAGAATCGCCATCCCCATCCCCGACACGGATGCAAGAGCCTGTCCGTGCAGACTTGTATTCGTCAATGTCGTGCAGGCCAGCTATGATATCCTGCGTAATCTCCGGTGGCAAACTCAGCCACAGGCCCGTCGTATAAATATTTATCTCCCCCGTATAGTGAGCCGCTACGACATACGCTATCAACCTCTCATACCTATCTTGCCAGTTTATCTTTTCCATCACACACCTTTGAAAGTGAATTTATCTGTGTAACCAGTATGGATTGTAATAACCTCCATCGTCTCCTGCGATGCCGCTGATTTAAGTCCAGTAGCTACCACTTTTGCGTGACGAAGCGTAAAATCCAACCCCTCTCTTGCATACAAAGCATTAATATCATACTCATACTTAGCACACCGCTGATAATTCAATGTGCTGCCATTTTGTGTAATATATGTTACGCCACAAACCGGCTCAAACTTCATAATAATACTCTTGATTTTTTTCAGCTCGCCATCCATTCGCTTTACATCTTCCGTAAGCCGCGCTGCGTCGTCAATCAAACTCGCAAACTCCGCCGATTCCACAATAACATTACTCATTTTCAATCTCCTAATTAATGACTAGATAAATAACCACAGAAATCAAACCAATTACAAATAATGGGTGAATCATTTTGCCTCCTAATTCAGAAATTGACAACATATAAATTTTTGTCCCTTCTCACAAGCCCCCTATTCCGGCAACGCATTATAACATACTTGTACCAATCCCCTAAACCAAATGAATGAAAATGTTTTTTTATCGGTGCTGGTGGGGCTAAACCCCTGACAATGTGAATCCACTCCATCGCTGTTATCTCTGAGCCTAACTTACCGAGTGTGGTATCATTATACCTCATATTAGCAGTATCTTCTGATAATACCAAACACACCTCATCATCAGTGCTACGAGTATCACACGCCTTTACCGTTTGCGGATTAGATGCAAATGTATTGCAGTGCAGCCAGAATATATTAAACGTACCGGGGTCAGATATATCCGCCGCATAGTTATAATATAACTGCACTTTAGGGCTCCAAATCACCATCATAGCCTCCTTACTCATACTGCTCGATCACATCCTGGCTGACATCTTGGCGGCTGCACCCCCAGCGAGCAATCGCTAAGTTTATGTGCCGCCCCGTCGCTTTACTCCATTTTGTAGTTGTACACAATCCACCCACACCAGGCACAAATACAGCAACAGGTGTGTCATACGAATACAGCACAATAGCGCCCCCCGCTTTAGTAATCTCTACCTGATTTGCGCCCACCGTTTTCACTTCCATTTTCAATCTCCTTTACTAGTTATTTACACTTTGCAACAGCATGTTGTGCTACCCATTTCAATACCTGGCCCTCCCCCCATGTCGTTAGGTATGGCAAATCGTATTCGCCGATTTTGACTGTGCGTTTTTCAATAACCCGATCCGTGAATACGGCTATGTTACCACTATCCGTCGCTGCTACCTTGACCCCCTGTTTTGTGAGTGTGTCCATAATCACGCCTTTAATCGCCCTTCTCTCTATCGCTGTCATCAATCACCTCCGATTGTGCGTTCGCCACCGCCCTTAACTTCCTCGCCGCTCGTTTACACGCCAAACGATCACATGATAGCGCCTCCGCCATACAAAGATATGGGGATGACCGCATTACCGTTTCGCCACAATCACATTTACAGGCCCACCACTGCTCATGATGCGGACCTATATGTGCTTTAGCCGTCACCGTCAACAACCCCACGCGCACCCCGACAAGATTCCTGGGTCGTCGCTCCGCGCACCCAGCACAACCACCGCCCTTTGACCGCCCGCGTTTCTTTAATATCCAGGATGCAAGCACCGATTCGCGCCCACACTCACATCGCACCTTCCACCATGCGCCTTTCGTTTTACCTGGCGGGCGATCCGCCATTTCCAATACCGTAGATTTTCCAAACACTTGCCCCACAAGATTTTCTGGTAATTTCATGTTGTCAGCTCCTTCGATTGTGAAACACTCACCGCACCGTCCCGCACTGGCAATCCTTGCTCCCGCATAGGGTGTTTTCTACTCGACGTAACCGGCGCTCTGCCGCCTCCGTCGGGCAATGAACGGCGTGAACCAGGGCTTGCACCCAGAACCACGCCTCGTCTTCCTCGCAGTAATCTGGAACAATTACTGTAACTTCCGACCCGTGAAACCTGTTCCGTAGCATAATCTTTTTCATTCCCACCTCCTAGCTGTTACCAATTGTGGTTTACTTTTTACCTAACAGCTTTTTTATCTGTTGAGACGCCGCGAGAGCAATGTCGCTGACCGGGATGTCAGAACATGGCTGGCCCAAATTTTTCGGGATACTGGCTTCAATTTCTGGGAATATTTCTACCAATTGATTGACTGTAGCCACTGAATCTATGATCCGTTTGGTAACCCTTCTGATCTGATCCCTCTTTGGGAAATATTCTCGGTAAATTTTATACCATGGTGCAGCAAGATCGTTCAGTGTCGCCAAGTCCAACCCCAAATCTAGGTAAGACAAAGACACTCTAGTCATTCTACGTGTTTGTTTGTTGCTAAAATAAATAGTCTGAGATGGGATTCGCGCAGAAGTTGGCAAGCGAACTAAAGAAATATACTGAGATGTGTTAATCAAGTGGAGTGGTAGTTTATCCATAAATGCTCTGATTTCTGCTGGGTAGGCTATTTCGTAAATCTTCTCAGCGAAAGCCCCTTGCGCTTCACTTTCTTCGGCTGCCAAAGGCCCAAGAACATCTGCCAGGTATTGACTCAGGATTCGGCTTCTCTTCTCGTGGTTAAGTCTGATAATCGCCATTTGTTTTCTCCTTATTCTACCCATAAGATGCTGACATAACAGTAATTTTGTGTTATTTAATGCTTTGCCTCCTAGGTACATCATCACGAAAATCACAGAACCAATCGACAGCATCGGGGAAAGCCACACATATTGCCGCACACATATCCGCTGCCACCCCTTGCCAGTTCTGGCGGGTGAGGTGGTACAGCATTTGCGCCATCAGGCGCTTATCCGCTATAATGTTTGTGCCTTTGCAGCTGAGGGGTATGCCAGAAGAAAAATCGAGGTTGGCTTCGCGCAAATCCGCACCGCGCAAATTCGCCAGTGCCCCTGACTATTTTCTGTTTCCAGCCACAGCAAATGATCCGCCAGAACATCGTACAAGAGCCTTTTCATTTTGTACCCCATTCATGTTAGCGATTGCTGCTCCACCGTATGAAAATCGTCATAATCGTCATCGTCCTGATGAATCCAATCATAAACAGCATTGTGGACATCCAGCATAAAATCATCCTTTAGAATATCCTGAATGTCAACAACACTACCAGGCATACTCACTGCCACAATCTCAATCTCTTCAGGATATCCCTGATCCCACCGTGTATCCGGCATCTCCGGCGTATACACATATTTCACAACCACATCAAACCCCTGCACGTCTACTGTTATTTCTATTGTTGTCCCCATTGTTACTAAAGGCAAAACCGTTCCAAATGATGCTCCGGGTACATCACTACGCACCGCAACGGCCCATGTTGAGATTTTGTAATCTCAAACCACTTCACGCCATTGCTGGCAGTGTATGTGTACTTCACGCTGACACAATCACCAGCGCGAAACTCCGCGCAACTAATTTTCGCAAACGCTGTCTTGTAATTCTTCATGATTACACTCCTTTTCCTGGAAATCCAGGAATCTCGGCTATAGTGTCGCCACAAAATTCCGCAATGCCCTCACATACTGGTCATCTTCCGGCAGCAGCATCGGCGCTACCACACAAACATCCTCGTTGTATATGAAATTATTAGCAAAGAACAACTTATCAGGCATGTACAGTGAGGCGGTTATGGCTTCCCAGTATCCAACATCTATCCCAACCAGCTTATCCTCCATACGGAGCAATCTGACATTATACCGCCCATCGCTCCACATCAAATTTATATCTATAAGCTCAGTCTTATCCGTAGATTCCGCAATACGTCGGTAAATCCCTTGTAAATCCGGCATCATTGTACCATCATGTATCGTTTTATTTTTGTATACAAATGGTGTTTTTGAGTAAAATGCCGGATGTATTTGTTTAGGGATTGTTAGCTGACAGGCGTCTACACGTATGATTGTGTGCCCATTTGATATGTAGGTGCCGTCAAAGTAAATGTCATCCGCATTGGTTAGTTTCATTTTCATCGTCAACTCCTTAGTTTACTAACAACCAGGTCTCTTACGGGCAGCGCGGGGACCCCGCGCTGCCCCACATTTTGCTATCCAGCATATTCACGAGAAAAGGTGAATACGCCATACGGCACAGAGACATGCAGAAACACTCGCTCAACCCGTGCCAGCCTATCCTCATCCACTGTCGTATCCGCCAGATACCCAACGCGCCCTTTAGGCGCTACGGTAGCGCCGGGGGTGAGCTTTTCAATACCCTCCATAATCTGAAAAGTCCCCTCAGTCACACTATCCATCGGGCCGGTAATGTATTTTACTTCCCCCTCATAATACTCATCAATAAAACCTTTTTCCGTGTACGACTCGATCACCTCCTCATCAGTGATATCTTCATACCGCTGATAACCATCCAACGGAGCGAACACCTTCTCAGCCATATGCTGTTTTACCTCCTCAACATCCAGCAGCCCCCTTGCATGTCGGCGCTGGGCCGTCTCCGACATCGTGGCAACCTCGGCATCAATCTGCTCTCGCTCTGCCACCCTCTTAGCCATCTCCGCAGCTTTCTTAGCCTCCTCAGCAACCTTTTTCGCCGCCAGTTTTTCCTCATGCTCCGTCCGTTTCTGCGGCAGCAGCGCCCTCATGCGGATAATTTTCGATGCGGCCCCCTGGTGCGCCAAAACCGCATCCCTAATGTCATTACTAACCGTTCCCAGGCCGTCATAAAAAACCACTTTCTCGTTATCCTGGATACTAAAAAAGTCATCCTCATCGCGGTCAAGAATGCGCCTGGCTAGCATCTCGACAATACCCGCCTGTGCGGCTGCCTTCTCCGCCGCCATTTCCGCCACAAACGCATCCCGCGCCGCTGGCCATGCGGCGATAATAGTGCGAATGCTCTCCAGTGAGCTATCCGCGATGCGGGGAACAGCGATGCCGTACCTGCCGCCCTCACTCGTTATCCACAGAGACGGAGAAATTTCGCCGTTGCTGTTACAACACATTTGCGAGAGGGCCACACGCTCTCCTTCAGACAATTGTGCAACCTCATCACTAGACAGCTCCCGCGCCACCTGGCCGTACTGCGTGCGCCCCGCCCTGATAGCGAGTTCCCGATTGATTTCAATGGCGATGCGTACCTTTTCCATGATGCTCTCCTTTGGGGTCTCGCCCCATTATCCCCAGGTCATGCCTGGGTATTTTCCTGACAAACGGATGTTGTCAGGATGCCTGCATAGTTAGAAACGCCGCAAACCCCGCTTCAGTCAACCCGCACCCGGCGTCATGGGCGCGGCCGCTACTCCACACCAGCCCGGCGTTAAGCAGGCTGGTAAACACACCTTTATCTTCAGGGGTTTCAATTATTGTATCCCGCCAAGTTTCCGTTTCTTTTGCCGTCCTTGGAGTATCCCCGTTTACTGGGGTGTATTCGCTTGTAGCAATTTTTCTTATCATCAGCATCTGCAAATCCGTCATCGTCATATCCTCCGTTTTGTTTTTATGCGCCGGGCCTTTTCGCAGCCTGCCCCCAGCTCCGCATTAAGCAGAAATGAAAAGACGTTACATAACAATCATTTCACCTTTTTATAGCGCTTTTTCATACCTGGGTGATTATCGACGAGCCAGGCAACATCTTCCTCATCCATAGCTTATTGTTGTGGCATGGCCGCCTTGGCGGCATCATCGTATTTCAACATTTTAGCCTCTCCAAGTGATGCTCAGAATACATAATTGTACGGCGTAATGGGCCGTATTGTGATGCTGTTACTTCATACCACTTCACGCCATTGCTGGCAGTGTGAGAGTATTTCACAATAACACAGTCACCAGCGCGAAACTCCGCGCAACTAATTTTCGCAAACGCTGTTCGGTATTTTTTCATTGCCAGGCTCCTTTTCCTGGATTTACAGGATTTTATTTTGTGGATTCCGTATGTGCCACAGCAGCGATCAGCATATTAAGATACTCATTATCTGTACCCAGCCTCATCGGCGCGATTATGCCGATGTCTTCAATGTATAAGAAGTTATCGGCAAAATACGCATTATGCTTGTGGGGTTCCATAAATGCCCAGTATCTCGTCGCGATTCCTATGATTCCGCCGTTTGTACAAAACAGTTTGGCGTCATCACCGAACATCAGGCCGGTGTCAGTTATAGGATACTTATCTGCACTCTTCGCCGTGTTGTTGTAAATAGCCTGCAGGTCGGGAGCAACATCGTCTAGTGGGCTGTGATTTTTATAACTGAATGGTTTCTTTGCATAAAATGCCGCCCGCATTTCCTCAGTCGGGAATGTCCATTGGTACGCTGATGCCCGTGCCATAAAGTATCCGTTTGACACAAAATTTGTGTCAAAGTAAATGTTGTCGTTCTTCGTCAGTTTGATTGTCGCTGTCTTGCTCATTGTCGTTCTCCTTTTCATTGGCTTTTTGTCAACATCTACTTTGTGGATTTTCAAAAACCTCCTATTGTTATTTTACCTGTGTACCCCATTGCATGGGCAATGGCTTCCATGGCGTCATTCTTGGTCTCCTTCTTGTTGGTGTGAGTGGCAAAATCCTGGAAATCTGTATGTTTTAGGGTGCAGGGTGCGGGGCATCCGACATGTCCTTGTTATGTTTCATGCTTTGGCGCTCTGTTTGAATTGCCCGATTTAGGGCATTTTTAAAATGGGGTAACGGATGAATATTGTTCAGCTTTATGGCCGCTCAGGGCATTAGGGCAATTGCTATCTGCTGTTAGGGCATTTTTAAAAATGGGATAATGGCAAGATATTGTTAGGATATTTTTTTTCTAAAAAAGTGACTGCCCTAGGGGTGTTTGCGAGATTTGCTGCGTAACTGTCTGAGATTATTTCTGTAATCAAAAACGAGGATTGTTTTTTTTATTACTTTGATTAACAATCCATAGCTTGAAGGGGTCCCGTGGCATGGGGTTAGAAAAAAAAAAAAATTAGAATGGTTGTTAAAAAAGGCCTTTTTTAGGCGTTTGAATTTTTGCGGATTTGATAATGATCCCGCATAGAATTTTAAAAAATGTCGAAGAAGTGCGGCTTCGCAGCAGGCCCATATTTCAGCGGAACATCAAAAACATACGGCACAGAAGAAAATTTTCTAAAAAAACCCTGAAAATAAAAGTGGAATTATATCAGCAAATTACGTCAGGGCAAAAAAATTTAAAAATGCCCTGAAAAATGCCCTAAATCGCTAAAAACGACGCTATATCAATAGGCTACAGACAAAAGGCAAAAAACTTAAAAATGCCCTGAAAATGCCTTGAGGAGTACCACAGAGTATCTCAAAAGTGTCTCAAAAGTGTCTCAAACGCCTCAAGCCGTCATTTCGCGTCAATAGTCAGCTTTTTGACACTACCACATTGTACCGCGCTCGCCCCTGTCAAACTATTGACACCCCCAATTTTTGCCATTTTTCAGGCACAGTTTATGCAAGGTTCGCGTAAATATGTCTGACAATTTCCAGTCTGACCGACAACGGAAACCGCCAGTATAACGACGACGCCATCGCGATCTGCATTGCGAGCTTCATTTTCGTTCCTCCTAGTACCCACACTGAGCACATACAATGTGCAGTTTCCCGCCATTCTGGATAGTGACGCTGTTACCCAACTCAGCACCGAACGTAACATGGTGCCCACAGTCGAGACGGAACTTTCGCCCATCAAGCTGTTGTATGTAAGCCCGTAGTTCGTCGGCGGGCGCATACTGCATTTTCTGCTTTTTCGTCATTTACAGTCCTCCAGGAAAAATCCGGTATTTACCGGATTTTTCCTGCATGAACGCTTGGCAGGCTTTGATAATTAGCTCCGTCCTCACACCATAACAAAATGGCATGAAGGGGCCTCACCTGCCAAGCGTTCAAAAATCCGGTAAAATACCGGATTTTAAAAACTTCACAGAAGGGCCGTCTGACGCATTTTCCAGACCCTACCAATGGTATTGTATGGTCAGTGTCGAAAATGCGTTAGACGGCCTATTAGGGGGCTTGTAGGTGGCAGTGTTGATAACTGCCCGAATTTATTGATAGGCTGCCCACAGTACGATGAACAGCGCATAGAACAGGACAATCGCCGTTATTATGGCGATAACTTCCCTAAATAACGACATAGCCGTCAGCTATATCGTTGTTCAGGGCGACAAGGCGGTCTTCCTTGCCACGAAGACGCAGTGCCCGCTTTGCGCGGGCACTGCGCTCCAAGTGGCGGACTGCCGCGGCAAAGCGGCAGTCCGACATTGCCTGCTTGTACAGTAGGCGCTCCGCCGTCATCCGCCGGCGGATAGTGTCTTCAGTTTCCGGCATGATTACGATTCGCTTTGCCATTGTCATTCCTCCTTGTGATTTTCCGGTAAAATACCGGATTTTCCCTGTCACAATGACAGGCAAAAGCGTATTAATCCGCATTAATACGCTTTTGCCCGGCATTGACGCTGGGTGAGTGTTGGGCAGTTTTACGGCTTGCCCAGCAGTTCTGGGGGTACTGCAAGGGGTATCTCAGTGAATTTGTCACATAGGCACGACAGTGAATGCGGCAGCACGCCGCATACGTGCTTCCCCGCTACGGCGTCTGCCGTAGCGTGGGCGACCACTTCGGTCTGGCTGGAAGCCAGACCGATTTTTCGCAGATACTCAACTAGGCCGGGGTGTCTAGTCACGATAAGGTCAATCATTGTCCTTTCCTCCTGCTAATTTTCCGGTATTTTACCGGATTTTTCCCTGCATAACGCAGGTCAAATGGCGCTGTTAACGATCTCGGAAATGAGACCGTCCAGCAGGTATACGTATTCCAGCCCCGCTGAATCATAGGAACGCGCCTGCCGAATGGCGCGTTCCGTGGCATTGAACCGCCCACGAATTGGCCATTTTTGGCTTTCATCAATCGCGCGGAACGCGCGATTGATGATTGTCCGCGATGCCCTGGCTGTCTTTGCAGATTCTGCCAGGTTGGCAATTTGTTCTGGCGTCATCTTTGGTCCTCCCATCTTCCCGGATTCAGCCGGGTCCGTCTCTGAAAATCCGGTATTTACCGGATTTTTCCTGTCACAATGACAGGCAAAAGCGTATTAATCCGCATTAATACGCTTTTGCCCGGCATTGACGCTGGGTGAGTGTTGGGCAGTTTTACGGCTTGCTCCCCAACTGGAAAATTACCAGAAGGGATCACGAAATACCGCTTTCCGTGATGGATTGCGGCATATATACCCCACCCACAATGCACCGGGTTACCGGGCATTGCCTTCATCGCACGCTTCACAAAAGTCCGTGCGGATGGATGGTTTGTCCGCGCGGCCTTAATGGCGCGGTCTGCGGTCAGAAGGTTACAAAAACAGGGCATTGTGGTATGCCCCGAAAGAACGTATGAACAATATTTTTCATTTTCCTTCCTCCCATCTTCCCGGATTCAGCCGGGTCTGTTTTCAAAAATCCGGTAAAATACCGGATTTTTCCTGTCACAGTGGCAGGAAAAAGCGTATTAATGCGGATTAATACGCTTTTGCCCAGCATCAAGCCTGGCAAGCGTTCAAAAATCCGGCTCCTTCATAAGCTCCGCCCGCGAAGGCAGAGTGGGACGCTCTGCCTTCGGCTCGCACGTCTCCCAGACGTGCGAGAATCTTTTTTCGCGCTTTCGCGCGACGAAGCGTCCGCCATATGAGGCGACTTGCAATCGCCTCATATTGTTAAACCAGTTGTCCGTAATATCACCGACGGGCAGTTCTGCCCGCAAGGTATCCAGGACGGCTATAGCAGCTGTCCTGTTCTCTTCCGCACCAACAATGCGGAAGAAATCGGCGGACGTAGAATAACCAGCGGCAAAGGCTGTGTATGCAGCTTTGCCGGTTTCAATGGTGATGCTGGTGATGCTGGCGATGTTGTTCTTTTTCATCTTCATTGTCCTTTCCTCCTGCTAATTTTCCGGTAAAATACCGGATTTTCCCAGCTCAAAATAAAGCTGGGGTAAACCTATAAATTTTATAGGTTTACCCC